TCGTCTAGCCCCATCCATCGAGCAAACACGCTAAATAAACTCATCCGAGCCCCCTTTAAGTGACGTAAAGTTTACCCGAAGAACGCTCAGGCTGCAAACTAGCAATCCTGTAAGCCATTACCGCCGCAACGATTGGGTCGATCTTGTCTTTCGACTTGGCCTTATCGAACATCCACCGATCTTGGCGATCCTTGCATATCATCGCATTATTCGCACACCATCGCAGCAATTTGGACTCTAGGAATACCAGCCGCCCGTCCTTCATCAACTGAATAAAGTCGCGGATAGCTTCATTGAAGTTGGCTTGGTTCTGTGCCATCCTAGCCGCCGTCGCTCCAGCCTTGCCTATTTTTTCGCCGAGTTGCTGCCCGTTGTACGGGTCATAGGCTACTTGCTCGATGCCGTATAGCTCGATTTCTTCAATCAGCGATTCGGTTAAATCCTCGATCGGATAGGTACACTTGAAAAGTTCTTCGGTGTGGACAAACTCAGAAAAAGGCATGGCCGTCAAATCCCGCTTCGAGTCCGCTGCAATGAATGCCCGCGTCTTAATCTCGTAGCGAAAAACCGTCTTGCCTTTGGCGTCGGTATCGATCGGGAATCGAGCACAAAGAGCATACGCCGCTAAGTCGTCACGGGCTCCAAGGTCAACCCCTGAGCCGAAAGCGTCGGCCCCGTTCCAATCGCTATGAGCCCCAACGCAATTATCGAAGTCATTTAGATCGAAGGCTTTTTCGGTCGAGGATACTAGGGTATTGCCATGAAACCGCTTGAATCGATTGATGCCGATCGCGGTTGCTTTGCTTTCGTTCCATCGTTCCCTAAGATAATCAGCCTTTACCGAAACATTCAGATTAGGATTGCTCTTTTTCCAGTTCGCCTCGTCGCCCGGGTCGTCTTTGTCGTCTAGCTCGTAGATCAAAGCAAATAGGGTGTTGTCGCTATGGATGCCCGAAACAACATTGACAGCGTAGTTGTATTCCTCTAGCCACAAGTGCGAATCGTCTGCCCCTGCCGTCGTGATAATCAGGTGCAATGGCTGCGAGCGACTAGCCGAGCCTGTCACCATCGTATCGTAGAATTTCCGATGGTACGCGCCCCATGCGTGAAGCTCATCCATAACGACGACATGGGGATTAAGTCCGTCGAAAGGCTTTTCGCTCGATACTTTGCGAATAAAACTCTGATTGTGCTTAAAGGTTATCGTTTCGTTTTTTATGTCCGTGTACTTTAGAAGCGGTTGAGACTGGCTTACCATCCTCTCGCACTCGGAGTAAACAACGTCAGCCTGTTCTTTTTTCGTTGCCGTTAGAAGGATCTGCCCTACCGCTTCGGGCTTACGTGTCTTCGGGTCAATGTCGGCCATCCCAAGGAAGTGGCAAAGCCCCGCGATGAGCGTTGATTTCCCATTCTTCCGGCCCATCGACCAGTAGACTTTGCGAAACCGCCTTGAGCCGTCCTCGTCGCGTTTCCATCCAAAGATGTTCCATAGCCCGAATAGCTGCCAATCCTCAAGGATCAGAGGCTTACCAGCGAATTCACCAACGGAATGACGCAGGACGAGGGGGAAGAACTCGCAGACTAACTCAGCCTGTCGTCGATCGAAGTGATAAGGGAAATCCGGTTGGCTTTGGTGCTCCAAGTCGATTCGGTATCGGCGTACGGCATCCTTGACGCGATCGCAAGCGATGATTTCGCCCGTTTCGATTGCGTTGCAGTATTCCTCGACACGTTGGCCGATCCCGCTTGCTATCACCCGGTTGCCCTCATTAGCCACTCTTGGAACGGATCCTCCTCATCCTTTTGGGGTGCTCTGAGTCTTGACCTAGCCGATGGGGTTAAGCCCAATTCGGCTTCGCGTTTCAGGCATCGATCGGCGAACTTGTGGAATTGATTCGCTTCGGGCTTCGTCGTTATGCCGCCCTTTGCGTTCATGTCCGAGACTTGCCCGCCCTTGATGGTTTCCCATAAGGCAAGCATCATCGAATAATCAAGGCAATAGCCCGCGATTAGGCCCTGATCGGTCTCGGCCAAAAGGTTCATCGATTCGAGTTGATCGCAAACCCAATGCCAACGGGATTTGGCCGCCGGATCCGACTCGACCGCCTCGGGAATCTTCGGCCTCCCTAGCTTCGGCTTTGGCTCGTCTGCGTTGCGTCGCTCAGGGTGCTTAATGAACGCACCCGAAGCCTCTTTGATCGCGTTGGAAAGTGGTTTGCGGCCCTTTACCATGAAAATCAAGCCTTTATGGTACTGAGTTTACAGAAACGGAGATGGTTTCGTATGCGATTTCGAGCGATCGAGCAGCCTTAGTATCAAACATTCTGATGCCGGGGGGTTTCATGGGGCGAACCTCAGCATCATTTGGGTTCCAGGTAGCACAACATCCCTCTTGGCTGTGTTGCATTGACGGCAAAGCAGTTGCACGTTGTTCCACAAGTGCAAGCCGCCTTTGCTCAATGGCATGATGTGATCGATCGTTCCTTCGTTGGGGTGATTGTAGCCTTCGGGCTTGACGCATAGCGTGTTGCATTGCTTGCACCTTCTGCGATCCCTTTTCATTAGCTGGTCGATGCATATTAACTGAGCAACACCAGACTTAGACCGCGTCTTATGCCTTCTGTTTTGTTTCGATAGCTTTTTTAGGGCTTTAGCTTTCGGGGATTTAGCGTTGCATTTCCTCGAACAAAACTTTCTGTTTGCGTGAGACTCGACCCATTCCGTTTTGCTGCATACTGTGCAGGTGTAGTAGCCCGAGGTCTTTGCGTTCGCCGGTTTAATTAGCCTGGCAATTTCTAGCTCTTCTTTGCGTTTTCTAGCTTGCTCTTGCCGCTGTTGCCGCTTTGCCCTGGTCTCTTGTCGCTTTAACTCCATCGGCTTATGGTTGGCCGATGCGTAATGAATCGACTTCCATTCGCAAGCACACTCCTGGTCGCAAAAAAACCTATTGCCCTTGCTTACGCTTCTTTGGACAGCCTCGCCCATTACCTTTGCCGATCCGCAAAAGCAGCAAAAGCCTACTTGCGCCTTGTCTACTACCCTGCGAATTCTCGACCGGACTGCAACAACGCTATCGCTTAACCTGAACTGAAACGGGTACTGCAGCCACCTTGCACCCTCAACCTTTGCGTTTGCATACGCCTTTGCTCGGCACTCGGAACTGCAAACGTCGATCTTTTGGCGGTAGCCATTCGACGCCGAATACAGACTATTGCACTCGACGCATTCAATAAACCTAACGCTGCAAACCTTACCAACAGCCGATTCAATCGATTCTCGCTGCGTCCTCAACTCAACCGCCTTTACAGCGCACGCCTTGCAATATTTCTTCGGCCCTTGCGTTCTTGGCAATGGCGCATCACAACACTTGCAATGCCTCTGCTTATCCGTTTTGCTTGCCCTGCAATCTAAACAAAACTTGCTCGCATACCGAAACCCGCCGAAGCTATTGCCGCATTTCTTGCACTCTTTGGTTTTCATGTCCGCACCCCATGCAACGCCTCATCATATCTAGCGTCACTCCATCGTTTTATAGCCATGCCTTGGGCCTCGTCGCCTTCGATAGCTTCATGGCATGGGCCGCATACCGCAATCCAATTGGACGCTTCACGTGCCAAGCTAGGGGCCTTGGCAATTGAATGGATATGGTGCATATCCTTCGATGGCTTCGCATCGGTCACGCCATAGAGCATGACACACCGTTCGCACAATGGCCGCTCTGCCCTTAATCGCTCTGAGGCTACCCGATGGGTCCAATCGTAGTTAGCCCTGGCCTGTGGCCGTCGCTGCGTAGACCTACCGCCGTCGCAATCGCAACGGTCCTTGACGATCCGACCGCACCGACATAGCTTAGCCATTGCTTGCCGCCTCCTGGACTGTCAGCACGCCCATAGCGATCACGCTATTGCCGCCGCCTGTAATGTCACGCATCGACCAACGGTACTGTCCATTGCCGCCTGTAACCGCTGTGGTCACTGGTACGGTAAAGGTCTGGCCCGATCGATTGATTGACGCGTTGGCAAGCGTGTAAACATCGTTCCCGTCTTGGTCCTCGACCGTGAATTGAAGCGTTAGGCTGGTCAGCGTGAAATCAGTAACTAC